GTTTACCTTTCAAATGGGGGGATAGTCGTGTATACACTTTGCCTGATCTGCCCTTCAAAGACCTTAAACGTTTCACCGAATCTCCTACAGCTCCTTTCAGAGGATTAGCTGAAGGTGCTGTTCCTTTTCTGAAGCTTCCTATAGAAATTTGGAGTGGAAAGCAAGTATTTGGCAACATGGAATTTAGTGGCAGGTATCAACAAGTTCCTAATTCTTTTCAATTACTTCCAGGTTTTATGCAAACATTAGAAAAATTGGGTAAAGCAAAAAAGAATTATAGCGGCGATTGGAAAATGAGAGATAGAGATATTCACATTTTTGATTCTTTTATGCCTGTGTTGGGTCGAGTTAGAAGATTGTTTCCTAATGAAGAATCGAAACAGAAACGTTTAATAACTTCATGGGCATCTTTTTTGGTCGGTGGTGGTTTAAGATTTAATGATGAAAGATCTAAACAAAGTGCTTGGTTTAATGAACAAAAAAAAGCCGATCAAGATTTTAGAGACATGGAAGATATCGAGTTCCGAGAGATTTAACGGGACAAAACGGAGTATAAATAGATGAAACACATCTCAAGAAAAGAATGGGGCGCTCAACCGCCACCAAAAGGAAAATTCGACAAACTCAACCGTGCCAAAGTGCAAGGCGTAGTTATACACCACTCAGGTGTGCAAAACGGTCCGAAAGGATCAGATGCAGTTAAAGCATTTGAACGTCACCACATGGGCAAAGGATGGGATGGTGTTGGCTACAACTGGCTTGTAGACGAATCGGGAACTATTTTTGAAGGGAGAGGATGGGATAACCGTGGAGCGGGAACTAAAGGTTGGAACAGTCGTTCAATCAGCGTGTGCTTTACTGGCTGGGGTTTTAATAAGCCTGGCGACAATGCTTTACGTTCTTTACAAACAGTTGTTGATGCCGCTGAGTACCATTTCGGCAAAGGGCTTTGGGTTTCAACGCATCGTAAAAAAGCTAAAGAAGGCTACACGACGTGTCCTGGTGATTGGTTAGGCAACTGGGTTGAAAGCGGTATGGGTGTCGTTGAGGCTCCTGAGACTGTTGACTGGGGTGCGATCATCCAGTTCTTTAAAGATTTACACGAGCAGGTTAAGAAGACTCCTTTGTCTCGGCCTTCTCGTAGCCGTGGTTTACCTGTGCGTTTAGTGCAGGGAAAGTTAGTGGAACGAGGTTTCGATCCAGGTCCTGTTGATGGGATTTTCGGTAAGAAAACTGGTGACGCTATCAGAGCATTTCAGGAAACACAAGGTTTTTTGAAGGTTACAGGTGTGGTGAACGGTGAAACGTTCGGCTGCCTGTTTATACAGTAAGGAAAAATATTATGCCAAGAGGTAAAGGATACGGTCCTTCGTTTCAAGAAACGTTCGGGTCGCAAGATGACCAGCCTTACAACTCTACATCTTCATTCAACATGTGGGATATGAGTAAGAAGGCTAAGAAAGCCGCAGCTTATTTGCGGAACACTAATTTGGGTAACGCCGCTAATGGTGGCCGCCCGTTTGGAAAGTAGGGGATTATGCACGGACATTTAGATGGTACTACTCCCAGCACTAAAGCTGAGAGTGTGGTCGTGTCGAGTGTGACACGCCCTACAGCTAATCTGGGTACGTTAACTGGTGACGCTATGTTACGGATGAGTAACGGTATGCGTTCCATGTTCGACGAAAACGACTGATGGGTCGCAAACCTAGAAAACCTAGGTACTGACAGTGCCTCTCAGACGAGGCTCCGATCAGAAAACCATCAGTCAAAACATAGGCACTCTGATCTCTGAAGGATATAAACGGGATCAGGCTGCCGCTATAGCGTATGATAAAGCTAACAGGAGTAAAAAAAGAAAATGAAAAACTTAACTGATCTATTAGAAAGAGCGGCTTGGACTTTCGCCCAGTCGTTTCTTGGTGTGTTTGTTGTAGCTGACTTGTCGTCAGCGAAGGGTGCGGGCATCGCAGGCTTGGCTGCCGCTGTGTCTGTCGCTAAAACCTTCGTTAAGGATCGTGTAGCTAAATAACAATGGATGAAAACGTTGACGTTGAAGAAAAATGGCAGGAGTTTCTGAACGCTGAAGGCTGGCAGATCTCCAAAGAAATTTACGACAATCTTCAAGCAACGTCAACAGTGTTGGACACTGATGATGGAACCCACGCAAAATGGTCCTCTAATGGAAAACTTGGGTTACTGTTAGTGTTTGATGACGATGAAGCTGACGCTCTTGTCGCTACCTATTTCGCTGGAATGGATGGTAGCGATGAGGCTCAGTCTTGTTTCGGAGTGTGGATCGCTTCGTTGATGAACATGTTAGACGCTTGCATCGGTGACATGCCCGCTGACGGGCAACCCGAAAGTCCCTAAGTCTAACATTATCCCTATGGTCGCATAGCCGACCAGATCTTTAAACGTGTCCGCTAAAGGTTCCCAACCTGGGTCTGCGTGCATCGCTATCAAATTTTCCATGCGTGCCACTTTGTCGTGCGACCTGACCCATAAACCTGTCTGACCGAAACGGCGTATGTTCTCGTACCCGTATGCTTTCTGTTTCTCTGTGAGGAAACCCACGAGCTGTTTAGCACGCGGTTTGCCTTTGCCTGTAGTCCACGAGGTTACACCGTGGTCTATCGCTGCGTGTATTGTGCGTTCAGCTAAACAAGCCCACGCTAACCAAGTGCCGTCACGTTTGTCTACCATGTGGTCTAAGAATTTTCTCAAGTCGACCAGCGCCGTGTTGTTTGACGGGTCGCGTGGCGTGTAGTAGTCGTCGATTATCACAGCGGCTCTGAGAGCGGCACTCTGCCACGTGTAAGGTCCGTCTGTTGTTACTCGTTCGATGAGGGTTTTACGTTCTTTTTGTGCAACCATTTTTTAACCTCAGGGTTTTCTGTTAGATCTTCTAAAAGTTTGAGTCGTATAGCGTCGCGTCGTCTAGCTAACGTCGTTTTGGGTATGCCTAATACTCTGCCTGCGAGTCGTAACGATAAGCCTGCGATGAACAGGATGTTGAATATCCATTCTTCTTCGGGTGACAGTTTGTCTACAGCGTCGGCTAACGCTTCGCGCAGTTCGTGTGTGCTTTCCATTGGGAGGATGTCAATGGTTTGTCCTGGCGCTAATGATATTAAAGCTTCTAGTTCGTTCATTGCTCTGTTGTTCGTGAACGCTGCTTTAGTTCTTGTGTTGGCCCATAGTGAAGATGTTGGGTCTTCAGGCCACTCCCGCTTTTTCGCCATCGTGTGTCCATTCAAACATGTTTGTTTTCAGTTGCCAGTATGGTTTTTCAACCCCTGGGTCTTTGAAGGTTCCTATTGTTGTCTGGTCACTTTTGATTAGTTTGTTAAGTTCTTGTAACGGTATTGTTACGAACATGTTACGGGACGAGTCCCAGAAGAAGTATAGCACGGGCATCACGGTGTGCCAGGCTGTTTCTATTGCAACATATTTTTCTAGTTTAAGTTTGATACCTGCACGTGGGGAGCAGCCTTGCACTTCCACGAAGTATCTGCCTTCAAGAATGTAGTCTGGCGTGTACCTGGTGGCTAATGGGAGTCTGGCCACTGGGAAGTCTGGTCTGTTCAAACCGTACCGTGTCCATTTTTCGTGGTTGCGTTCAAAAGCTGCTTCGCTTATGTCGCCCATCGTGTCGAACCGTGCGTTCCACGATTTGTCCGCGAAGTTTGTTGTGTGTTTAGTCGTCTTTGTCAAATTTGTCTACTTTCACCGCTGAGATGCGTACCACTTGCCTGTCGTCCTCCCAAGCGACACCATTCAAAGCGTCTAATGTGAGCTTCACATAGTTGTCAAGGTCACCTCGTAATGTTTTAGCGCCATGTGGAGATTTTAACACCGTAATGGAGGTTGCTGTGGGACTGTACATGAGGACTATTTCTAATGGTCCTGTTAGTTGTTCTCCTATTTGGTTAGCCCATTCTTGTGCGACTACATCTTCTTCCATGAGTGTCGTTTTTGGTGTGAATACTTTGCCGCCTCTGGTGTGGCGTGGTCGTGCTTTGACTTTCGGTTTGCGGTCTATGATGAGGGTGTATGTTTCCATCAGATCATCAACGTGAATATTAGTAAAGCTGCTGTCATAATAACGATTA